CTGAGAACCTTGCGGCGGTCCAGGAGTTCGGACCATCCAGCTCTCTAGAGCCAGATCGGGCACCAGGCCCGTAACATCTCTTCCTCTGGAAAGAGATGGCAACAAGTAGTATTTTTGGATTAACCTCAACTACTGCTAGGACTTTGCTATACATTGACCTGCCTATCAGCCAACGTGCAATAAAGAGTTTTTAAAAAAAAGTTCGTTCGCCCCGAATTTCTCCGAACCGATAGAACCAAAGAGCCCTTCTAATACTGTTATCCAAATGCAGTGGATAAAGTGGTTTTATGATATCTTACAATCAAACTACCACTAGTTGGTATACAATTATTTAACGTGCGAGTGTACACTTGGCACTAAAGCCCGAAGGCTAGTAATTTTAACGTAAATTGAAACGATAGCTTCATATAAAATGATGTAAAACTCTAATCGCTATATTTAGAGCAGCCCAAGGCCTGTATATAATTAATTGTTAATATAGATAAAAAATATATATATATAATGTTAAATTTAATATAAGTGTAATAATATATATACAAGAAATGTTATTATTGTTATTATTATTATTATTATTAATTAAATCATCCATCTCAATACGCAGATTATATAATATTTCCTTATTATTATTAATAATCTTAAGTTCCGTTTCCTATTAATAATTAATCATGTTTATGTGAGAAATTGTAACCTATCAAAGCATTATACACTTATTTATATTTGGGCTCACAACATAATATTTATTGATATAATTCCCTACTTTCCTACCTACCAATAATACGTAATTCAGGACGTACAGATAATGCTGTTTGTAAACATTATACTGTATAAGGTCCAGGAGGTGGGGTTTATACCTAATTTAAAGATCCTGGTGCTATAGTATATTCTATAGTATAGTAAATATTCAGCTATAACACTGCAGCTGATGGTTATGCACCTTAGATTATAATACCTACAAAATCACTTGAAGTTTAACCAAATTCACCAGGTATAGTTCCATTATTGACATACACTAACCTATGACCATTAATATTTTAAAATGAAGTATATATTGCATACTCCCGATCACGAACATTGTCAAGTGAAACCAAAGCAGATGTACCTGTTCCAGGAGTTGTTGAATTACTCATACACGTTACCACTCTTCCTTAATTGTTCAATTATGAAACAATTGATTATAACTCAACGCTTGTAGCTGAAACACGTAGTTAAGAATATCCTCCATATCCATTTAGAGGACCAGCAATTGCACTTGCAGCTGGAGTTTAAGCTCCAGAATTTACATTTAAAGTACTATCATTATAGATATTTACGTATCCTGCAAATCCGGGTGTAGTATTAATTAGATCAGGGAAAATAACTACTATGGCATTACCGGCACTATTAGTTGTGACGGTAGTAGAGAAAACTCTCGAATAAATCCCTGTTTTAATAGATGATTATGAAGGTATCCTACAACTTTCTAATTCAGGAAACAATATAGACGATATAGCTTGAGTATTTACTCCATCAATATCTTTTACTTATGATGCGTATCTATCGTCCATTTAATCCCATAATAATTAACCTTTCATTGAAGAGTTATAAGTAAAATTATTATAACCTCCTTAATCATCATTCAAATCAATCCCCAATGTATCTTTGAAAATTTACCTTACTTTTTGTATAGGTTTGTAATCTTTAACTCGATTCCACAACATATTTAATAAATAAGGTGCTCCACTAGCTATTGCTGACATTAATTGGGGTGGTAGATCATCCATTAATATTTTATACATGATCTTTCTTTTTTCTTCTATTCCTGCATTCTAAAATTTTGAATCCAAATGAGCTGCAGTTTTTAATCCAATGAGTGACAGAATAGTGACTGGTTTATAGTTCCTAAAATGATCTTCAAAATTTTTAAACACATCTTTTTAACCCTAATTTTTCGTTAAGTTTATGTTTTTGTATTCTGGATTCCCAATGTTAAATTATTTTTTTATTTTATTAACATAATCCATATTTTTCATTTTTGCGTTTAACTACTAAACAGCCTTGTTCTAATCCCTCTCCAATTTTGATTCTTTTTTCTTTTTATACACGATTTTTTGCTTTTCCTATTTTTCAGACATACCTATAATTTTTACGTATGATCTTACACTCTGGTGAATTTTGCCCATAACCAATTGATCATTAGTTATTAACATTAAAAGATCATAAAGACTTAACTAGAGTCGATTATTTATTTCTGGTTCATATCGATAATGTTATTCGTCATTATCAACGAATTGATATTTTAACTTCTAGTTATATTTTTCTAGTAATTCTCTACTAGGTATAATATTTATAGGATCTAATATTTCCCATTTTTTGACTCTATACAGGAAAATGTCTTCAATCAATGTACTTAATTATTCTTATTTAAACCCCATATACATGGCCATCCCATGCAATATAGGATATTGTTGCATATTACTATTTTATTTAACGTAATAATGCTTGGTACTAAGTGATTTCTCCAGATCACGGATTAAAGTCCAATCATTGCTTTAACCATCAAAGAAACTCCACTTTGAACAAAAGTCAAAATCATACCAATAAGATATTTTTATCTCCTCGATAACTTATCCAATCCCTCGTTTATCTTAATCTTCCTTAGCTCGAGAAGTAGTGTTATATATCTAATTGTATAGTGCTTGACTATATCTAAATGATATTAAAATTGTTACATCGTCACCTGCGGCTGAAACAAAACATATTTTATTCTTTATCCAGGGTTCTTATACCCCAATAGCTTCCAAATCACACCATTTATAAACTAAACTCCGGAAAGTATTACCCATTGTAGTATGTATTGGGTCACCACTAAATGTAGTCCCGTCTAAGACATAATATAACCAATTTTCTCTTATATCAGAACTATATCTACCATTTTGTGACCAATCTCTGTTCCAAATACGTTGTATTTCTGCTGG